GATTCGTTGTCATCATAACCAAGATTGTACTCAGCAATTTGCTGCTTGGTCATGAAACGCTCTTCAATCTCATCACTCTGATACGTCGCATCAGTAAAAAAGTGTGGGCGACGAGGGCGACGATAGTAACTGTCGGCAGAACCACGGTCATATGGACCACCATGACGACGATTAATTTCCATTAGATGTTCTCCACTCGACGCTCATAATCGATCATCGTCAAAGCAACCCAGACGCTGTCGCGAACGGCAGTGTCAGTTGCTTCACGAAACCCATCAATCTCTGAAATTTTCTCGAGCATCGAATAGACGCGATCCCATTGCATGTTCGAGACTTTCGCTGCCTGTACGATACCGTGAACAAGAGCATTGCCCTCAGCGGTGAACATTTCGTAATCTGGATTTTTCATTAGGCAACCACCTGCACACGAGGGAACATCAGATCATCAGCAAAGTGATGACCAGGAAGCGGAGCAACAAAAGTGTCAGATTTGAATCTTTTATCAACCTGACCAAGCCACACACGCTTAATAGTTTTGGCACGGAACGTACCATCAGAAAGCACAGCGGTCACAAGACCAACCATGTAGCAATCATCATGACCAACGAAGTCAAGACTCTTGACCACGTCACCTACTTTAATTTCGATTTCATATTTCATAAGACTATTATAGCATTTTCCAGTGAAAAACACAATAGTAAAAAGTCGAATAAAATCAATAACTTACGAGCATGCTCTCGAACACTTGTTTTGCCTGTTCGAAAGTGGTGTCGGAGAGGCGAATCTTGTTGCCTGTCGAGCGACACTCGATTTCGTACATGTAATTTCCAACATGCCAGAGTGTGTGGCGAGCACCAAACTTGTCATTTCCAGACATGATATAGTGTGTGATTCTCACTTGTCGTCCTCCGCAGGGTACGGACCTGTGTAATTATCCCAGTTGTCCATGATATATTCTAACACTTCAGATTGAAATGCTGATAATTCACTGAGTGGCGCTGTGTCGTAATTTGGGTCTGTTGGCCAATCGAATCCGAGGCGAACTGCGTCGAATTTCAGGCTTTTAATTGATGTGATTGTAGCCGACCTATACGCTGCGGCTGAGCGTTCAATTTCATGTATCATACAACAATTATCGTACAAGACACTCGAATTTACAACAGAAGAATTTCTTGTAAAATCAATAACTTACGGCACCCTCTCTCGCCGAGGAGAGAGCCGAGAGAGCGGTCCTAGAATGAGGGTTCCCCGAGTTCTGGGGGAAGGTCAAAATAGCGTACTCGGACTCCTGCTTCACGGAGCATCTGTTCGGCGTGTTCTATTGAGTAGTGCTTACCAGCACCAACGCCAGCAAATGGGCGATTCGGTCCGATGACTTCCTTGATTCCTGCTTGAATCAATGCGCGTGTGCAATCAGCGCATGGCTTTGGTTCCCAGTTTAGGTATGCGCGTGAATTGTTGAGTAATACACCAACGCGAGCAGCATTGAAGATTGCGTTGCGTTCAGCGTGTTCAACCCAGTGATACTTTTCTGGACGCTTCCAACGATCTTTCCAATCTTCTTCAATGCCGCGAGGGAATCCATTAAAACCCGTCGACAAAATGACATTGTCATCATTGACGATCACGCAGCCGACTTTTGTCGACGGGTCCTTGCTTTTCTGAGCGATCAGAGAAGCCTGTAAGATAAACAATTCATCCCACGAGAGTTCATCACGAATCATAATATAGTTCTCAATGTTTACTTAATGGTAATCTTACGAGGTTTCTGTTCTTCAGGAATGACATTTTCCAATTCAATGGAAAGAATGCCATCAGCAAGGTTAGCATCGCGAACCACTACTGTATCAGACAATACAAATTGACGAGCAAACTTACGACCAGCGATACCCTTTACAAGATATTCGCGAGTGTCTTCGTCTGTCTTTTTGCCTGTAACTTTGAGTGAGTTTTTTTCAGCAGTGATTTCAATCTCATCTTGTTTGTAGCCAGCAACTGCCAATTCCACGACAAAATTGTATTCGTCTTTCTTGACGACATTCACAGGTGGGAAGGCATTAGATGTTGCTGTCACGAGATGAGCCGCATTGTCGAGAGCGGCGAACGCATTTTCAAACCCAAGAGCGGTTGGAAGAAGGCGATCGAATGATGATGCAAGTGCAGTGATATTAGTCATTGTATTACTCCTTTTTAAGCAAGTTTATAGTTATGGACCCCTTATGGGCATCCAATTCTATTTAGCCAAAATTTGTTGGTCCGTCTACTGTCCATTCCTCCATCGGAGGAGTTTCAGCAGAAACTCCAGTTGAGCCAAATCCGCCAGCACGCTCAGAGTGTTTTGTTGGACATGTGTTACACACTGCAATATGAAATGGTTCGTTACAAACAACTTCACCTTGAGCGATACGATCGCCTCTTCGAATTGTTGCATGCATCTTTGATGCATTTGTTAAGAGCACAAATACTTCCTCTTGATAATCAACATCAACAATACCTTCACAGTTCGCTAGGATCAATCCTTTCTTAAGCGAAAGACCAGAGCGAGGATGCAAACGAATGCTATGATTTTGTAGCGGTAGTTCTGCACGTGAGATGTCAGCGTATGTTTCGATTGTCTTGCGATGATCAATCTTAAAGATCAAGCCTGTCGGAATTAACAAGCGATCTCCAGAATAAATGGAGATTTCTCCAAATGAGTTTACTTCGCGTTCTATGGGTGAGTTGAATGAATCATATCCAGTAACAACATTACTTGTTGGTTGGAATGATAAGTCAAAACAGTTTGCTAAAGTGGTTCCGTATGTTGGTAATAATAAATCATCACGAAGTCTATACACACTCAAATAGATCATACAGTATCCTTCTTTTTCTTACCGATTGTATACTTAGAAACCAATTGCCACTGATTCTTATCTTTGAACGGAAGAATCTTAATTTGTGATAGTGGCGCAACATTGTCTTTTGTTTTTTCTGGACTCACGAGTTTGACGAGCCCCCATTCAGCCATTAGATTCGCGATTGTATTGCGTCTCTGAATGTCATTGTCTGACATATTGCTTGGCTTTCCGTCCAACTCAAATAGTTCCTTAAAGTGGACAATGTAATACTTTCCCTGTTTGTGGAGAATATGGCAAGACTGATAAAGAATGTTATCATTCTTTGCAGCGACTCCGATGCGTGTAAGAGTTTCGCGAACCTTGAGGAAGTCGTCTTGCTTTTCTAATGTGACTTCTACTAATTTTTCGACCATGATCAATCACCCTTATATAACTGTTTTTTCATTTCGGTGATTTGGTCGTCGGAGAGGATCTTACATGCTTCCTCGGCTTTCGCGTCGGAGTATCCATAGTATTCCTTAACAACACTCAAATCACTACTTGAAGCCTTTTTATGCCACTTTGAATATGGACGCTTTTGGGCTCTTATAATATTTAGGAGAAAGTCATATTTGAGTTTGTTATCAAGAGTCGTAAATCGATTCATTTCGTTCGCCCAGAGAACTGTGTCTCTATGATACGAAAGTGCACGATTAACCATAAATGATGAGTATGACTTTTCATCCTGTTCTGTTAGGAGAGCATACTCTTTCGTCTGTAGAATAGACGGAATAATTTCTTTGAAGAGATCAGCCATTGAACTTACACTCCACCATCATCTCAGTGAGACATGCGGTGAGGTTCAGTTCCTGATCAGCAACAAATGCAGATTGATACTGATATTTTGCGAGAATCAAAACTGCATTTGGAATCGTAGACTTATCCATCACATCATATAAACTATCATAGATCTTACGATAGATTTTTGCAGGATCATCACCACCAAAGTCAGCAACCCACTTGCGCATTGCACTGAAGTTTTGATCTTTGAGTGATGTAATCAAATCATTCAATGACACATCAGCAATGCTTGAAAGAATGCCAGCGTCAATCTTACCACTGACAGAATATCGCTGCAGTTCATTTAGAATGCGGCGATAATCTGGGAAATGCTTTTTGACAACTTCAACAAGAACTGCTTTGTCAAACGG